TTAAAACTGCAGAAATTAGAAATAGAGATGCAGGGCTTAAAGACGCAATAAATAGAGCACAACAAAATAAAAAAGTATTGCCAAAATATTTTTTAGATGAAGGGGTTAGACCTGTTATTGACGCAGGGCCAAACGAGCGGTGGTATCAAATTACAGATTCAAAATATACAGCACTTGAAGGTAATGCGATGGGGCACTCGGTTGGGGGCTATGCTAAACCGGGTGACTATAACCAAAAATATCGCACGGAGCCTGACGCGGTTAGAACAATTGGGGGCAAAGAAGCTTTTGATAAAGGGTATGCGCAGGTGTACACATTGCGCAACACCAAAACAGGTATACCTGCAATTACTGTTGAAATTCAAAACGAAACGCCTGTTTCTATCGGGCAAACAAAAAACCCCCAAGTAAGTCAAATACAAGGTTTTAAAAACGGAGTGCCTTTTTCAACCGAGCCTGTTTTTAAATTGTTTAAAACACTTGGTGTAACTCCAGAAAATACGCCAAAGAGCCAAGGTTATTTTAAAGATACAAAAGGCGAAGAACTTGGAGATATTAAGTATCTTGACTGGGCCGAGATGTACGAAGCTTATCTTGATAAAAATTCAACAACATCTAATTATGCCCAAGGCGGCTACGTCACCCGTAAACAGGACGGCGGAACAATCTCAGCCCCTATGAGTAACGCAGAGCTACTCGCACAAATTGATCGCAGCACCGCCGCTACGCCTAGCGCCGTGACGCCTGATCGCGATCCGGTGAGGACTGAAAGCCAGAACATGCTTGAACGCTTTACGTCCCTTAACACACCCCAGAACATGAGCATCCCTGAGATAGCAGCAGACATCGGCATGGGCTTTGTCCCAGTCGTTGGTACGGCGCAAGGCGCTAGGGACTTTGAACGAGCAAGGCGCGACAGCGATAACCTCGGCATGGTGCTCGGTGCTGCAAGCATGATCCCTGTGGTCGGTGGTGCGGTTAAGGCCGCAAGGACTGTGGGTAAGGCGTCAAAGGCCGCCGACGACCTTGCTGCGTTGACGGCTCAGGCTCCGACGGCGTTGAAAGATGCGCCTCGCATAAATGAAGAAGAGTCCATTGGTTTACGCGCAGCGCAAAACACTCTTGCTAGAAATCAACAGGGTATAATTGATTCTGCTATAGAGACTGTTAGAGAAGAAGGTATTAACGTGGAGTCGCTTATAAGTGATCCTAAATATTGGGATGCGGAAAATGAACAATTTACCGACAGGGGCTTTATTGAATATGACCGGCTGATAGAAACTGAAGGCAAGAGAAGGGCGAATATTCGCGCAGTAGAGTCTTTGGCTGACTTAAACGATGCCAGTCACGATGCACAGGCAGACGCATTTTATGCTATTGCAGAATTGCGGGGGTTAAAGCCTTCGGTTGATTACTCGTTTGGGGGAAGCACATATATTACGCTGCAAGATGGCACAAAATTTCGTTTTGCCAATCATGGAAATACTGTGCGCGATTCAAGTATGCAGCCAGACGTAAATGTAGCGCCAGATTACAGCACATTTACAGATGCGCTTGAGAGACTACCTAGTGCTACGGCTATCAGGGCTGAAAGAGGCGCAAATGCGCCAACCGCCGCCGACGACCTTGCTGCGTTAACGGCGAGGGCTCCAACTGCTCTTACGCCTGTGAATTGGAAGAGAGTACAGAAAATGCCAGTAAAACAGCAGTTTGATAAAATTTATGATTGGGCTGAGTCAAAAGGCTGGAAAGTAGAAATAGCCGGTGTTAGCGACAGTACGTCTTCACGGTATTTAAACATTATAAAGCCAACAAACTATGATCCAGAATACGGATACCTAGACGACGAAACTATCCATGTGCGGATAGCAGACCATGCAAATCACAGAAACACTGGTGACAGCTTAACCTCAAAATTATTTATTAATATTGCGCCGGGGGAGGCAACGGTCTCGGAGGCAGTTAATGATATTAAAAAATTTATGGGGGCGTCATCCTTGTGATCACCAAAGCCCAAGGCGGCTACATCACCAAAAAAACCAAGGGTGCATAACCATAACGTGTGTACAATAGCCCCACACCTATACAAGGGACCTAGAAATGCCCATTGATAAAGTATCGAACCTCATGCCCGCCTCCGACATGCTGGACATGTTGGGGGATTCGCCTGACATCGAGATCATCCTTGAGGATGACGGCAGCGCCATCATCGAGTTGGGTGAGGAGGAGGATGACGAGGTTGGGTTCTACGGCAACCTTGCGGAGGTTATTGATACGAACGACCTTGGGTCCATCTCCATTGACCTGATGGCGTTGTTTGAGGCCGATAAGTCCAGCCGCTCTGACTGGGAGCAGATGTACTCGAAGGGCCTTGAGCTGCTGGGCCTGAAGATCGAAGAGCGCACCAAACCCTTCCGGGGCGCGGCAGGGGCTGTACACCCCATGCTGACAGAGGCGATTGTGCAGTTCCAAGCGCAGGCGTTTAAGGAGTTGATGCCAGCCGGTGGACCCGTGCGGACCCAGACTGTGGGCAAAGAGACGATGGACAAGGTCCAACAAGCCTCTCGCGTACAGGACTTCATGAATTATCAGATCACGACGGTGATGAAGGAGTACACACCGGAGTTCGATCAACTGCTTTTCTACACCGGCTACGGCGGCTCGACCTTCAAGAAGGTCTACTACGACGCGCAGGTAGGCCGAATGGTCAGCAGACTGGTGCTGCCTGACGACATGTACATCCCCTACAACGGCTCAAGCGTTATTTCCGAGTGCCCGCGCCTGACTCACCGCATTTCGATGGACTCTAACGAGTTCAGAAAGCGCGTGGTGGCCGGTGAATATCTGGACGTTGACGTAGAAGCCGAGATGTCACCCACTGACGCAAGTCAGATCCAGTATTCCATCGACAAAGCCACAGGCGTTGTGCAAACCGGCGCACCCGAAGAGATATTCCTGTTGGAATTTCAGGTGGCGTTGGACATTCCCGGCTTTGAAGACATGGATGAGGACGATGAACCCACGGGTATTCGCCTTCCTTACGTGGTCACGCTGGATGAGACCAGCTCACGGGTCGTCGGAGTACGCCGAAACTGGGTAGAAGGCGACGAATTGAAGTGCCGCCGCGAATATTTCGTGCATTACGTGTTGGTAGAGGGCCTTGGGGCCTACGGGCTAGGGTTTGTTCACCTGATTGGGGGACTTTCTAAGACCGCCACCAGCGCATTACGTCAATTACTGGACGCAGGCACCCTGTCTAACCTGCCTGCAGGCTTTAAAGCCAAGGGCGCAAGGATCGCAGACGACGATAGTCCAATCCAGCCGGGTGAATGGCGTGATATTGACGCGGGTGGGGCAGAGCTGTCGGCATCATTGCTGCCGTTGCCCTACAAAGAGCCTTCCCAGACCCTGTTTCAGCTACTAGGGTTTACGGTTGAGGCTGGAAAACGCCTTGCCAGTACGGCAGACATGCAGGTGGGGGACGGAAATCAGCAGGCGGCGGTTGGCACAACGATTGCCCTGCTTGAGCGCGGCTCGATGGTGATGTCGGCTATCCACAAACGCCTGTATTACGCCCAAACCCAAGAGTTTGAGATGCTGGCCAAAGGGTTTGGCGAGTATCTGCCAGACGAATACCCGTATGACGTGCCCGGTGCAAGTCGCAAGATCAAGAAAGCCGACTTTAACAACATGGTTGCCGTTTTGCCGGTGGCCGATCCTAACATTTTCTCTGCGGCCCAACGTATTACGTTAGCTCAAACCCAATTGCAGCTGGCGCAGAGTGCGCCACAGATGCACAACATGTATGAGGCGTACTACCGAGTGTATGCAGCGCTGAATGTGCGCGACATTGACGGTATTTTACGTGCTCAGAGCCACCAGTCGCCAAAAGACCCAGCCACTGAGAACGCGGACGTGATGGAAGGGATGGAACTAAAGGCGTTTGCAGGGCAGCAGCACGATGCGCACATTGCGTCGCACTTAATGATGGGGCTTTCACCCTTAATGCAGGCAAACCCTGCTGGTGGCGTCCTTTTGTACAAACACCTCATGCAGCATGTGCGTTTGAAAGCCGAAGAAGACGCGGAAGCGGAGTTTTTTATAACTTACGGAGCAGATCCAGACGCAATGGTGTCGGACCTGCAGCGTGAGGGTCTGGTATCGATAAAAATTGCAGAAAACATGCAAGCTATGCGCACGTTGCAGGAGCAGTTAGCGAATCCCGGTGGCAATGGGGAAGATCCGATAGTGGCGTTGAAAGCACAGGAGCTAGAGCAGCGGGCAGCGAACGATCAAGCGAATATTCAGCTAAAGCAGCAGGGTTTACAGATTGATCAGGCAAAAGTAGCGCAGAACCAGCAGGCCAATCAGGAACGGATTGCGTCCCAGCAGAAGATTGCGCAAATGCGTACCGGCGTAGCGCTAGAACGCATTAATAAACCGCGTAACGGAGTGTAAGATGCCACTTAAAAAAGGTTCTAGTAAGAAAACCATCTCAAAGAACGTAAAAGAGGTGTTTTCTGCCTATAAAACAAGCGGAAAAATAGGCTCTAGCAAGCCTTCTAGCGCGGCAAAAGCGCAGAAGCAGGCGGTTGCAATTGCTCTTTCGAGTGCTGGAAAATCGCGTGGAACGAGCGGTTTACCAAAGGGAAGGCAGGGTCCCACACGCACCATAAAAAAGCGTGACGGAAATACGCCAGTAAAGCTATACTAATATCGTTTTAGCCTCCAGACAGTGGCCTAACTGTCTGCTATTTCATGGAAATTACCATGCTTGAATTTGCAGAAAAAGTGCTGCGAGAGCTTAGGAAATTACAACAGGACTCAGAAGCGATTGTGCTCAATGGCACTATTGCTGACATGGAGCGATACCGCTTTATGATGGGTCGTCTGGAAGGCATAAAATTAGTAGAAGAACTTATAAAGCGTGAGCTGAATAAGGGGTCTACAGACGATTTTTAACCCCCAGAGGACGTGTAATGGAACTACCTAAGTTGACCGCACTTGAAGAAAAGCGCAGGAATAAAATAGCAAATACCTCACCTACGCTTGATGATGCTTACGACGAAGACGGAAACGTAGACATTAATAATGTCCACGCGGACGTTTTTGATAGAGTTCCTTACCCTACTGGCTGGCGCATCGCCATTCTCCCCTACCGAGGATCGAAAACCTCGAAAGGTGGCATCCTGCTTTCCGAAGAAACCCAAAAGCGCACACAGTTGGCGACCAACTGCGGTTATGTGCTGCGTGTGGGAGATCTAGCTTACTCTGACAAGTCCAAGTTCCCGGAAGGGCCTTGGTGCCGCGTAGGTGACTGGATCATCTTTGGTAGGTACGCAGGTTCCCGTATTCAGATCGATGGGGGCGAAATCCGGATGTTAAACGATGACGAAGTCTTGGGGATAATTAACGACCCTAAAGACGTTCTGCACATGTAAAGGGGAAAACTATGAGTGGCGAAGAATTGGAGTTTAAGGTCGGGGAAGATGAAACCCCGGCAACGGTTGAGATGGACGGCGATGGCGAGAACGCCGTTGTAACGGATAAAGAACAAGCACCTTTGGTGGAAACACCATCTGCCAAAAAAGATGACCTTGACCAGTACGGCGACAAGGTACAAAAGCGCATCGATAAACTGACGGGCCGTCTGCGTGAGACCCAACGCAGAGAAGAAGCGGCCATTGAGTACGCACGTAACGTACAGCAACGAGCCGATGAGCTAGAGCAGCGATTTCAGCGTACAGATGCGGACCGGCTGATTGAGGCCAAAGGCCGTATCGATACGCAGATGGTTGCGCTCAAGCAAATCATCAAGAAGGCGCGAGAAGAGTACGACATTGACACCGAGACGGAGGCGCAGCAGCGTCTTACCTCCATGATGATGGATCAGCAGCGCGTAAGCGATGCAACGGAATATCGTCAACAGATTCTGTCTCGGCAGCAACCCGCATACCAGCAACCAACACAGCAACAGAAGTACGTTGCACCCAAGCCCCCGATAGATCAACAGGCTGAGGATTGGGCAGAACGTAACCCGTGGTTTGGCACAAATACTGTAATGACAGGGGCCGTCAAGGGTATACACCTTGATTTAATCCAAAAAGAAGGCTTTGACCCTCAGTCAGAAGAGTACTATGATGAAATTGACCGTAGAATGCGCAATATTTTCCCAAAGGAAACTAGGCCGCACAACACGCTACAAGACAACAGAAACGCCCGTCTCGTGCAGACGGTCGCCCCTGCAACCCGCTCGTCGGGAGTAAATAATTCTGCACGCAGAACGGTTAAACTGAGCGCAAGCCAAGTTGCAATCGCAAAAAGACTGAATGTTCCTCTTGAAGAATACGCTAAATACGTAAAGGATTAATGACATGGCTGACGCACCAGAAATTCCAAAACTTAATCGTAGTCCTCGCACGGCAGAAACCCGTGAAGTCACTGCGCGGCGCAAAGCATGGGCACCCCCTTCACGTTTAGATGCACCTCCTGCTCCGGCTGGATTTAAAAATCGTTGGCTACGGGCTGAGGCCGGTGGAATGGATGATCGCATGAACGTGTCAGCAAAACTCCGTGAGGGGTATGAGCTGGTGCGAGCAGATGCACACCCAGACTTCCTTGGGCAAAGTCCTGAAGAAGGTAGAAACGTTGGCGTCATCGGCGTTGGCGACCTTTTGCTGGCAAGAATCCCTGAAGAAACGGCAGAGGAGCGTCGGCAGTATTACAAAGATCGCACTCACGACCAAATAAGGGCAGTCGATAATGACTTGTTGAAGACGAACGCACACTCGTCAATGAAGATTAACAAGCCAGAACGGCAGTCGCGTGTAAGCATTGGTGGACAAGACCCCTCCAAATAATTCACTTAAAGGACACATAGCATGGCTAACGTAAACAACCCCTATGGCCTTCGGGCACTAGGAAACCTGTCCGCCACTGGCGCACAGAAGCAGTACGGTTACACCATTGATGACAACCAAGCTGGCGCAATTTTCCAAGGTGACTTGGTAACGGTTGTAGCTGGCTTTCTTGTTAAATTTGCACCCGGTTCACATGTCTCTGCAGTTGGCGTGTTTAACGGTTGCTTCTATAACGACCCAACCACTTGGGCATCAGCACCCAGCGCGTTGTTTGGCAGGTCATACAGACCTACAATTTTAAGATTAAGCGCTGCTGTGGTTGCTTGGGTAGCGAAGTTAAGGGTCATGTTAGAGACACCCGTAACAGTACTGCCCGTAGTAGAACCCGTAACGTCTGCGTTATTGCCTATCGCCGCTTGAGTCATGGTGCCGTTTACTTCAATGGTAAACAACTGGCTAGGGTCATCAATCACAGAGGCTTGAATAGAACCTGTTGTGATGTTGATGCTGCCCGGATAGAAGTTCTTCCAAGTAGGTTTCTGCGTGGTTGGGTCGTTGTAGAAGCAACCGTTGAACACGCCAACTGCTGAGACGTGTGTACCGGGTGCAAATTTAACAAGAAAACCAGCCGCAACAGTGACCAAGTCACCTTGAAAAATTGCGCCAGATTGGTTGTCGTCAATGGTGTAGCCGTACTGTTTCTGTGCGCCAGTGGCGGACAGGTTTCCCAAGGCCCGTAGGCCATAGGGATTATTTACGTTAGCCATAATATGTATCCTTTAAGTGAGTTATTTGGAAGCGTCTCCGCCCCCAATGCTTACACGCGACTGTCTTTCTGGCTTGTTGATCTTCATCGACGAATGTGCATTCGTCTTCAACAGGTCATTATCGACTGCCTTTATTTGGTCGTGGGTGCGGTCTTTGTAATACTGCCGACGCTCCTCTGCCGTTTCTTCAGGAATTCTCGCTAGTAGAAGACCGCCTACGCTGATAATGCCTGCGTTTTTGCCGTCTTGTGGGGTCTGTCCTTGGAAGTCTGGATATTCATCAGCACGAACCAGCTCATACCCCTCGCGGAGTTTTGCTGCGACGTTCATGCGATCATCCATTCCACCAGCTTCAGCTCTTATCCAGCGATGTTTATATCCAGCAGGTGCAGGGGGTGCATCCAAACGTGAAGGGGGTGCCCATGCTTTGCGCCGCGTAGTGACCTCACGGGTTTCTTCCGTGCGGGGGCTACGATTAAGTTTTGGTATTACAGGTGCTGTAGTCATGTTATTACTCCTTTACGTATTTGGCATATTCCTCAAGAGGAACACCCAGTCTTTTTGCAATTGCAACTTGGCTTGGACTTAGTTTAACTGTCCGGCGTGCAGAACTGTTCACTCCCGACGAGCGGGTTGCAGGGGCGACCGTCTGCACGGGACGGGCGTTTCTGTTGTCTTGTGGCGTAGTCTGCTTGAGTTCCTTTGGAAAGATACTGCGCATCCTACGATCAATTTCATCATAGTACTCTTCTGACTGAGGGTCAAACCCTTCCTTTTGGATTAAGTCAAGGTGTATTCCTCGCACCGCCCCGGTCATTACCGTATTGGTGCCAAACCATGCATTACGCTCTGCCCACTCTTCAGCCTGCGGATCTACCGCCGCTTTAGGAGCCGTGTATTGTTGCTGGGGCAGTTTCTGTTGATAATTATTTTGCGGAGGTGGGGCTTCGCGCTGGGTCATGGACTGTTGACGGTAGTGCGTAGCCTCTGCCACGCGCTGCTGATCCATCAGCATAGAAGTCAGGCGTTGCTGCGCCTCGGTCTCGGTGTCAATGTCATATTCTTCACGCGCCTTCTTGATGATTTGTTTGAGCGCGACCATCTGCGTGTCAATACGGCCTTTTGCTTCTACTAGCCGCTCTGCATCGGACTGCTTAAACCGCGCTTCGAGTTCCTCGGCTCTGTTGAGTGCGTTGCGGGCATACTCAACCGCTGCCTCCTCACGCCGCTGCGTCTCGCGCAGGCGACCCGTCAGCTTATCAATACGCTTCTGTACCTTGTCGCCGTACTGATCCAGCTCGTCTTTCTTAGGCGCAGTACTCGCAGTAGTTTCTACTAAGGGTGCCTCTTCCTTGGTGGTGACGACGGCATTCGTGCCATCCTCATTCATCTCCACCTCTGCGGGTTCTTCATCCTCGCCAATCTTAAAGTCTAATTGTTCGTTACCCATACTTTCCTCCCTCACATGTGCAGAACGTCTTTAGGGTCATTGATCAGCCCCAAGACTTCGTCATCGTTTAACAGCCGAATTTCGCCCCCATCAATCTGAATACGGGAACCCGCGTACCTTCCAAAGATGATCCAATCGCCCACCGCGCACCAAGGACCGTTAGGAAACTTGGACTCATCCGAATACGCGAGATTTCCCATACGCAATACATAGCCACAGTTAGTG